CGGGCACCAGCGCGGTGACCTTGACGATCAGCCTCGCCATGATTATGCGTCGTCGCCCGCGACGTTGACCGTGATCGCGTTGCGCGGCTTGATCTGATCCAGAGTGCCCTTGAGCGCCTTGATCCAGGACTCCGTCACGTTCGCGTAGGAGCCGGTGTCCAGGGTCGCCGCGATGGCGTTGCTGTTGCCACCGACGACTGATCCCGACAGGTATTCCATCCACCAGCCGGAACTGGGGTTGAACACGATGTAGACGGTCGCGCCGTCCGAGACCCGCTTGTAGTAGGCCCCACTGTTCTTTGCCACGTCTTCGTCCTCCTCATCATCGTCGGGTGGTGGTGTAGGGATGCTCACGTCGCCGACGTACAACGCGAAGTCTATGGTGGGGGCGCTCCACGCCTCTTGCGCCCACAAGGTCTGGTGATCGTGGGGACCGTAGTACCAGTCGTCCCCGAAGCCGCTGGCCCCCGAGAGGCCGAGCGCCTGGCCGCGCGTCACGCGCTGGCCGACGTTGACCCGGACCTCGGCCATGTGCAGGGAGCGGGTGGTGCGGCCATCAAGCAGCCGGTACTCGACGAACCTGCCCATCGCGCCACTGTTGGAGCGCTTGACGTCGGTGATGACCCCGGCCTCGACGGCGCGGAGGATGGACCCGTAGTGGCAGCCGTAGTCCGTGCCCGCCTCGGTGGAGGGTGGCCGACGGTCCCGGTGGCATTGCCAGGAGCAGCTGACGTAGCTGGTGCTGGTGGGAAGTGCGTATCCGGCCATATGGGTCTCCTCAGAAAGTCGCAAGGGCGATGCGCCGCCAGCTGTTCGCGGTGACGCAGACGTAGAAGTAGGTGCTGTCCCAGGCGATCTGGCCCTGAGCCCCTACAGCGGATGAGGATGCGGGAGGATACGACGCCATCTGCACCCTCCCCGGAATCACGACCGTCTCAGATGACGTGCCGAGCTTGATCTGGTTGTCGGCTGACGTGAACGCATAGGTTCCGATTGCCACGCTGGCGTCATGGTCCGCGACCGCAGACCGGCCGAGCGCGACCGACCGGAGCCCATATGCAGCCGACAGGTAGCCGATCGACATCGACTCCTCACCCGCGGCATCCGAGCTATACCCGATGGCGATGGCGCCGTCTTCCTCCGCTTCCGACACCCTGCCGATCGCGATCCCATCCGACAGAGACGCCGTCGCATAGTTGCCAATCGCGATCGCGTAGTAGTCGTTCGCGACCGCGGTGTCGCCGAGGGCGATAGCAGCGTCTCCTACCGCCTCCGTGTCGACACCGAGAGCGATGGAGTTCTCCCCGGTGCCCGGGTGCAGGCTGTCCCCGCCACCGCCACCCCCGGTGGCGGTGATGGTGACGGTGTTGCCGGCGTCGTTGACGCTGATGGTGACGTTCGATCCGGCGACCAGCGTCGCGCCGATGATGTCCCGGACCTCTTCGATGGTCAGCCCACCCGGAGGCCCCACCGCACCAGGCTTCGACCGCCTGCGCTCGAGCGCGACGAGCCGACGCTGTGTGCCGCTGATGAAGGAGGCCAGGTCGCGGGGGACATCCCCCACGCCGGTCACGCCAGCGCCTTCCCCACCAGTACGCCCGCCCACACGCCGCCAGCCTGGATCAGCGTGATCCAGTCGATGGAGGCAGCGGGTGTCGACAGCACTGGGCTGATGTTGCCCGGGAACTTCACGACCGCGGGCCAGGTGATGGTCCGGGATCCCGCGTCACCCTGCACGATAAGCAGGTCGATACGTGCCGTGTTCACCGGCAGGGTCACGGTGGTCGCGTTCGCTTCCAGGTTCACCAGCGCAGATGCGTAGCCGCCGAGCACCGACAGGTCGAGCGAGCCGACCGTGGTGTGCTCGATGATCGTCTGCGCGGGCGCGATCGAGATGGTGTACGGAGACGAGAGGTTGCCCGTCCCGCTGATGTCGAGGCCGTTGCCAGCCACGATTTGGCAGGAGCACGAAGACCCTGCACATGAGCACCTTCCGGGCATTTCCTACTCCTCTGGTTCGGGTTCTACGACGTCGCTGTCCGGCCGAGTGGCCGGCACCAGCGTCACCTGGATCGTCTCACCCTCGGTCGTCTCCGTCACGGTGAGCAGATGCAGCTTCTGCATCTGGGCGACGTTCCGCGAGTTCAGCGTAGCGAGCAGCGGGATCTGCGTCCCGGGCACCAGGTGATCAATGGTCAGTCCCGGCGAAAGCCGGATGCCGCTGTTGTCGGGGACGCGCACCTCGATGGGCACCGGCGAGCGACCGTACAGATTGCGCAGCGCCTGGCTGTTGAGCTCGGCCTGCGTGGGCGAGTCGCTGTTCTCCTCGTCGTACACCGTGAAGATCTTCGTCCACGGCCCGTAGTAGCCGTTGCTCTCGCCGGCCCCGCCGTACGAGCCGTCGTCAGCGACGGTGAAGGCGACCGCTGCGAAGTCAGCGCCGTAGGCGGTGACGATCACCTCGCCGAAGAAGTCGGCCTCGGTCAGCATCCGGGTCTTGCCGATGTAGCGCGAGACATCCCAGATGTGGATGGCCCGGCCGACCACGGTGTAGTCGATCCCGCCGGTGCGCGCGTAGTTGTCAAGGTGCTCGCCGACCGACATCTGGAACGGCTGCGTCCAGGCCGATGTCCTCGCCTCGTTCGGCTCGTGGTGCACCACGAGGAACGGCAGCACATTGATCGGCGGGTCGATGTCCTCCCACGCCGGGACGGTGATGACCGTGGTGTCGTCGGATGCCAGGTAGTCGAACGGGTTGGTGAGCTCGTAGTTGAAGATGTTCTGCATCCGGGTGGTGACCTCGATCGGGCCGTCGCCCTCGATCGAGTTGTCCCAGTCCTTGGTCAGCGGCCTGCCGAATGCGTAGTCGAGGACGTCCCTTGCAGCGACCTCCACGTAGTTCTGGTGCCAGCCCACCCGGCCGATCGGCCCCTCCCACACCCGCTCGTCGCCGCGGTAGATCACGAGCTCACTGCGCTTCGGCTCGATCTGCTCGAGCGTGCGCGCCTGGCGCGAGCACGCCGACGCCGAGATCAGCAGCGACGCCTCGCTCACCTCATCGCGCCGTCGATCCCACCTGACCTGCGACAGGTCGACGAGCTCGCCGACGCGGCGCTTGCCGCCGCGGTCGGTGATGAAGGCGTGGTGGAGCTCGATGCACTCGCCGCCGTAGAGGCCCTTCGCCATCAGCTTCTCCGGGTGAGGTAGATGTTGGTGTCGAAATCGTCGATCGTGACGTCCAGATCCATGTCGAGCGAGATCATGTACTGGATCCCGCAGCTGAGTACCGGCCAGGTTGCCGGCGTCCCGCCAGTGCCGTAGAGCAGGTGGTCGGCGGCCAGGCCCTCACCGCCCGCGACCTCGGCGAACACGCGCTGCAGTGGCCCGTCGATGGTGAGCACCGTATCCCTCGGCACGTACGTGATGATCTGCTCGGCGCAGTACGCGGTCGGCTCAACATCCAGCGCGTCGAACTCGAACGGGTTCGGGTAGTACCGGATGCGCAGCTGCCGCAGGCTCACCAGTGGCTTCGTGGTCAGCACCAGCGTGGGCAGCACGGCGAGCCAGTCTGAGACCTCGGTCTTCGGGATCGGGATCCAGTACCGTCGCCAGACGCCGAGCTCGTCGATGCACTCGTCGATGATCGACGGCGGCCGCGGCGGCTGCGGCACCGGGTCGCAGAGCGGGTCGGCGAGCGGGTCGACCTCGTTGACATCCTTCGTCAGCCGGTACGACTCGGATGCGTGCGTGGCGCCCGCGAACCGGTAGTCGTACTGGGAGGTGTCCGGGGTGGAGCCATCGAAGTAGGTCAGCAGCTTCGTACCGAGGGACAGCATCGCGCCGTCCATCGTGATGACGTCGCCACCGCGATAGTTGGTGTGGCCGTCCCCGGCGACGTCGATGATGCCCACCGCCGCGTAGGCGGCGCCGGCGGGACTCGTCCCCCACGTCGACAGCCGGGTGAGGGTGTTGGCGCGCACCAGCCGCGCCGAGCCCACAGTCTGGCTGATGAGCACGCCGGTCTCGTCCATCCAGGAGATGATCGCCGCCACCCGGTTCTGCCGGAGCAGCGTCATGTAGATCGAGCCGTTGTACTGCACGCCGCTCGCGACCACAGCCCAACCGGGAGCCGCTCGTTGCGTGCCAGCGATGAAGCCGGGCTGGGTGGAGTCGCTGAAGAACGTCACCCGCGTCCCCATCGTGCCGGTGCGGGTGCCGAAGTTGGCAGTGACGCGGTGCACGACCCCGGTGGCGCCGGTCCAGGAGTAGAACGGCTCCCACCCGGTGGGGACGTGGCCGACCGCGATCGACGTCGACGCATCTGCGGTACTCGACCAGCGGTAGTCCTCGTCGTCGGTGCTCGGTGTGCTGCCGTCGAAGTAGTCGCCGGGGTTGGTGGACGGGTTCGGCTGGGTGACGTACTGGGTGCTAGAGACCGGCGCCTCGCCGACCGCGTTCTTCGCGGTGACCCGCCACGAGTACCGCTGCCCCGGCTTCAGCCCGCTGATTGTCGGCGTCGAGTCGGTGGTCTCAGTGGTGACCGCCAGCCCGTTCGCGGCGTTCGACGACGTGACCGGCTGGTGAACGATCTTGTAGCCGTTGGCCGAGGGGCTGGACGCCGGCGGGGTGATGAACAGGTTCGCGGTGCGACCGGCCGCACCCGGCACCACGAGGAACGTCGCCGCGGTCGAGGGCTTTGCGCCCAGGAACACCGAGCGGGTGACGCTCGCCACGCCGCCCTTCTTGCCGGCGCCGTTGGTGACGGCGTTCTTCGCCATCGCCCGCACGTAGTACGTCTTGCCCGGCGACAGTCCCGTCATGGTGGTGTCGCTGGCGGTGGTGATCTCCTTCGCGATCGACGCGAAGTTCGAGACGGTGGACGCCTGCACGGTGTAGCTGGTAACCGTGGCGCCGCCATTGTCGCTCGGCAGCGTGAGGTCGATCTTGATCGACGTGCCATCGGTGCCCGGAGTGGCCGCCAGCCCCGGCGCGGCGGGAGCCTGCTCCCAGTCCATGTGGCCGGGCTGCTCGCCGTTCGGCGACCAGTTCACCGCCTGCTCTGCCCCGGACACCCAGTAGGTGGTGTATTTCCCGGAGTGCAGTAGGCCCAGCTTGATGTCGCCGGACTCCTGCGTCACCCGGAACGCGAAGACGCCCCCGGAGTTGGCGAAGCTCCCGGACGGAAGCCACCCGGACGGGCCGTATGCGAACCGGAAGGCACGGTCGCCGGTGCCCGCGTCACCCACCACCCGGGTGACGTGGATCGGCCTGCTGCCGTCGTAGATGCGGCGAGCGGTGGGAAACGGCAGGTTCGGGGTGCGCCAGCCATCACCGACGTATCCAGTGTGAGTGCTCTTTGTGACGCCGCCGGCGCCCCAGGTACTAGTTGGCATCATGCACCCCCTACGGGATCGTCAGTGCGACGGCGTCGATGTACAGTTCGATCGTCGCCCCTGCGTCCCAGCTGGTGACGCCCATGTCGACCTCGATCATCACTGAGTCTGCACCGGACGGCACGTCGATGGAGCTCATCGAGATCGGCCCACTGCCGCCGCCCCACTGGGTGCCGATGATGGTGATGCCGTTGTCGACGCCGCCGTTGCGCCAGGTCGCGGTGACCGTCTTGGTACCGGGCGTGTATGAGGCGGTGTCCACCCCGTACGCCCAGACGGTGATCGACATCCGGGTCTGCGCGGTGGCATTGGGGAAGCTGACGGTGTAGCGCCCGGCGATCGCGCCGAGAGTGCCGCTGCTGCTGGGTGTCGCCACCACCCGATAGGATCTGGCACCTTCCGCCGCGACCGATGTGGAGAAGGCGGCGCTGCCAGCGCCGAGGCCCGACGACGTGAAGAACGACCAGCCGGTGGTGTTGACCTCCACTGACGGGTTGGTGGCGTAGTTCGTCGCCACCGTGACCTCGGGCCCGACCACGCCGACCGAGGCGTACGGGATCAGGTTGTACGGCACGTCGGCGTAGACGGTGGAGATCGACGAGTCGAGCGGAATCTCCTTGGTCAGCGAATAGATATAGGGCGTCGCGGCGGCCACCGTGAACTCCACGACGTAGCCCCAGAACTCGTCGCGATGCAGTGTCTCCATCACGATCGGGCCGCTGATCGTGACGACGCCGTGCATCACCCGGCGCAACCCGTCGATGGTCAGGTCGTAGAGCACGTCATCGGGGACGTCGACGAACTCGGCGATCTCGTGCACCGACGCCGAGTTGTTCTCCTCGCCCTTCCATGTGAAGCGCTCGTACTCGCTCGGCGTCGAGGTGCCGTCGAAGAACGGCGAGACCTCGTCACCGCGCTCGGCCATCACCCGGCGCACGTCGAGCGTCGCGCCCATCGGCTGGTCGCTGGCGAGCAGGATGTAGACGCCCGCCCACACCGCGCCGACCGGGGGTGTCGCGGTGACCGCGATCCTCGTCCAGTCGTGGCTCATCGTCGGGACGCCATCCTGCGTCCCGGAGGAGATGAAGGTGCCGTTGGCGGTCATCCAGAGCAGCCGCATCACCGCCGCTGCGGCGGTGATGCCCAGCCGGACTCCGGCCTGGAAGGTGAGCGCCTCGCCCGGGATGACGGGGATGCGCGTGGCGGGCGTGGTCAGGTTGAAGAACGCGAAGCCCGGAGCGTTGACCTCGCCGCGCACGTAGTCGCCCTCGAACGGATCGGTGACGAAGGTCTTCTCCATGCCGACCGCGTCCCAGAGCGCGGCCGTCCGGGGGGTGGGCTGCGGGAACAGGTTGGTGGTGACCGGCGCGAACACCAGATCCTTCACCGTGACGTCGTCGCGTGTCGGCGGGCAGGCCGTGAAGAAACAGGCGTCGACCTCGCCGCAGGTGCCGGCGTGCGTCGAGCACGCCTGCAGTTCCAGCGCGGCATCCAGCCAGTTCAGCCCGGCCTCGAGCGCGTCCTGCCCCTGCGCCATCAGCACAGCCCGAGCGCGGACCTGCTTCACCGAGCGCCGCACGCCCTGGATCACGCCGCCGTCGGCGATCCCCTCGGTGATCGACGCGGTGCGGGTGGAGTCGCTCAGCCCCTTGAGCTCGAGCGGGTACGCGCCGTAGAAGCGATGCGTGGCCTCGTCGTCCTCGTCGTACCAGGGAGCGTCGGAGATCAGGCCGCCCTGGTAGGGCAGGTCACCGAGTGCCTCGTCGAGCCCCTGGCAGTCGCCGAGCTTGAACCAGCCAGCCGGACAGTCTGCAGCCTTGGCGTAGTGGAACGCCCGCTGCTGGTTCAGGATCTCCGTCCCGCCCATCTCGAAGTAACCACTGAAGATGAGTCAGCCCACCTTCCTGCGAGCGAGGCTCGCCCTCGAAGACCAGACACTGAACATCAGGCAGACACCTCCACGATGCGGTCCACGACTTCGATCGCCGTGCGACGCGGGTCGGGGCCGACAATCTGGAAGGCCCCGGCCTCGATCGTAACGACCTTGCTCGCCGTGCTTGTCGTGGTCGTCACCTCACCGGACGAACCGACGCTCGGCGAGAACGCTGCGATCGCGGCATCCGTCGATGAGATCGGCGGCGGCGCGAAGTCGGTGCCACCAGGGACGCCGAGCGACGCCATCGTCTCCGCGATCTCTCCCCAGGCCACGCGGAATGTGGCGAGCATCCGAATCCAGGCGTCGGTCCAGTCGCTCTCGAGACTGCCGAAGGCGTTGTCGGTGACGCCCTCCTTCTCGATGATCTGGACGGCCTCCTTCATCGCGCGGATCGCGACAGCCGGATCGAGGCCGTTCGCGAAGCCCGCCATCGTGTTCCCGGCGATGTCCTCGAACACCTTCGACGGCGAGTGGATGCCGAGCGCTTCCTTCACCCACTTCGCGAACTTCAGCGCGAAGTCCTCGGCCGCCTTCTTCAGTTCGGCGGTGTCGGCCTCGAGCCCCTTGACGAAGCCCTCCTGTGCGGCGATCGCGGTGTCGAACATGGCACCGCCGACGATCTCGCCAGCCGTCTTCGACCAGGCTTCGATCGCGCCCCACTCCTCGGCGAGCTCCCCGATCTGAGTGGCGCTGCCCTGCAGGATCGCCTTGGCGACCGCGGTGCCGTCGACGACGCCGAGACTGGCGACCTCCTGGATCAGCGAGGCGGGCACGCCCGCCTTCGCCATGTCGGTGAGCAGTCCGGCGAAGGTCTTCAGCTTCGCCGCGAACCCGGAGACCTTGCTGAAGACGCTCTTGAAGGTCTTCGATCCCGCCAGGTTGAGCCCGCTCTGCAGGTTGTTCGAGACCGAGGAGACCAGTGACGCCCGGTCGTTGACCAGATCCTTGAGCTTGTCCTGCTCTTTCTTCAGCTTGTCGTTGGCCGCCTCGTACGACTCCCACAGCGCGACCAGCGCGCCCTGCTGCTGCCGGACGTGCTTCACCAGCGCGGAGGCCCTGCCGTGGCCGATCGCCTTGTCGGCAGCCTGGATGGTCTGCACCAGGTTGTCCATCGCAGTCTTGGCCTGGCTGGACCCGCTCTTGATCGCCTTCACGAGCGCGTTGTACGTCGCGACGGCCAGGCCATCGAACTTCTCGGCCGCCTTCTCCGCTTCCTTGCCGGCGTCTTTCGCCGCCTCGCCGGCCCCGGCCGCCCCGGCCGCAGGCCCGGAGCCAGAGGTGCCGATCGGGCCGCTGGAAAAAGCGGAGCCCATGCTGCCGAGGCTGTTCATGAAGGACTGTGCGCCCGAGGAGATGTCGTCCCACCAGCCGGAGATCTCCTGCGTGTCTTTCTTCAGCAGGTCGAACCGGCTCGCGCCACCTGCGCCGGTGCGAGCGCGCGCCGCGCCGGTCAGTGCCGCGATCGCCGCGATGGCGTTCCCCACCAGGGTGATGAGCCCCTGCAACGGCGCGAACAGGGTCTGGATGGCGCCGCTGAGCGCAGCGGCCCACGGTGAGGCGGCGCGCTGGATGTTGCCCAGGCCGGTGACGAAGCCCTCGAGTGCGGGGATCACGAAGTTCCAGAAGATGCTCCACAGCCCCTGTGCGATAGGCACCACGTACTTCACGATCCAGCCGGCGAACGTCAGCATCGCGGGCACCGCGACTTTGAGCAGGAACTGTGCGAAGGAGTCGATCGCCGGAATCAGCTGCTCATTGACGAAGCGCTCGAGCTCCTCCGGGCCAGGCAGCATCGCGATGAAGGCGTCGAACACCTCGCCGAGCGCGGTGATCAGTCCGGCCAGCACGGTGTCGACGGCATTCTGGATGGCCGCCCCGACTGACATGAAGACCTCTTGGAACGGCACCATCCAGTCCGTCAGCTTCTGGAACGCGAGACTCACGAACTCCAAGGCGAACTGCAACCCTGCGAGGAATGGGGTGACGATCTGCAGGGCGATGGTGACGCTGTTCATCAGCACCGTGGCGATGTTCTGCAGGAACGAGAAGATCGGGGCGAGCAGGTTGAGCACCGGGAGCAGCGCGACACCCAGGGTGGCGAACGCCTGGGCGATCAGACCGAAGACGTCCAGCTGGCCGATGATCGCCGTGATCTGACCGAAGAACGTCGCGACGCCCTGCAGATTGGTCAGGAAGGTGAACATCATCTGCATGGCCTCGGGGGTGACCAGCTTGTTCAGCGCGGTGCCGAGCGCGCCGAGCAGATCGAACAGCAGCCGGATCGTGGTGACGCCGTTGTCGAACCAGGTGGCGAGGGCGTTCTGTCCAGCGAGGGTGTCCATCCAGGCGTTGAACTGATCGACCAGGCTGATGATGAGCTCGACGATCTCGTTGCCAGGGCCGACACCGGCGGTGAAGATCCGCGAGAACATCCCACCGAGCGACTCGACCAGCCCCAGGATCAGCGCGAGCGACGTGAACATCGTGTTGAGCGTCTCCCGCAGCGTGCCGTCGTCGGCGGCGGCGGAGATGCCGTTGGCCCACTTCGTCCAGAACTCCGCGATGTGGTCGGTGAGCGCCACGATCAGCGGAGACGCCACCGAGATGACGGTGAGGATGCCGGAGAAGATCTGCGCACCGGCGGCGCCGAGGTTCACCATCGCCGCGGGCAGGTTGACGTTCATCGCCTCCTCGAATCGGCGATAGGCGTCGGAGTTGAGGACGGCGGTGAACTGCTCGGTGATCGCGCCGAGCGCGCGCCCGGACATCTCCCCGAGCCGGTCGTTGGCCCACAGGTCAGCGAGCTTGTTCGTGAAGTCGGCGAGCGCCGGTCCCCACGCCGCGGCGAAGGCGCGCGAGTCGTTCTGCGCGGCCAGGGTGAGGGCGTCCATGCCCGCCTTGGCGGCTGGGAACTCCTCGGCCATGAAGTCGATGGCAGCAGTGGCGTGGGTGAGCATCCAGGCGAACGCCGCACCGATGCCGAGTACGGCCACGAGAAGGCCGCCGGCCGCGAACGCGGCCGACGACAGCAGCGCAGTCAGTCCGGCACCGAGCCCAGACGAGATGGCCGCAATCTGCTGGAATCCGGCGAGGATGAGGGACAGGTAGAACACGAACTGCTTCAGGTCACCGGCCACCGCACCCTTGGTGAGCGCAGACAGGAAGCCGTTCTTGCCGCCACCGCTGTCGGCTTTGCCGGCAGCGGTGAGCGAGGTGACCGCCTTCCCCGCAGCGGCGCTCAGCTTGTGGTAGCCCTCGACCAGGCCGTCCAGCGCGCGCAGTCGCTTGCCCTGGCTGCCGGTGTCCAGGCCAGCCTGACCGGCGTCGAAGATGTTCCGCCGTGACTCACGCACCGCCGCATCCAGGCTGCCGAGCGCCACGATCCGGGCTCGGAACGCTCGGGTGTCGCCCATTGTGCTGTCCAGCCGGAGGATCGCCTCGCGCAGTCGGCCCTTCGACTCTGCTGCCTGGTGGTCGAGGTCGATCTCGCGGGCCGCCGCCGCTTCGGTCTCGCGGAGCCGATCCGCCCGCGCCTCCTGGATCTGGTGATCGAGGTCGATCTCTCGTGCTGCCAGCCGCTCCCGTTCCTCCTGCGCCTCGGCCGCTGCTTCGGCGATCTGGTGGTCGAGGTCGATCTCGCGAGCGGCGAGCCGCTCGCTCTCGCGCATCCGCTCGCCGCGTGCCTCTTCAATCTGGTGGTCGAGGTCAATCTCCCTGGCGGCGAGACGCTCCTTCTCGCGGAGCATCTCACCCTTCGCCTCGGCACCCTGGTGGTCGAGGTCAATCTCCCGGGCGGCCAGCCGCTCCTTGTCCAGGATGATCTGAGCCTTGGCCTCTGCACCCTGGTGCTCGATGTCAATCTCGCGGGCAGCGAGCTTCTCCTTGTCGCGCTGGATCTGCGCCCGGGCCTCGGCGCCCTGGTGCTCCATGTCGATCTCTCGAGCCGCCAGCTTCTCCTTGTCGCGCTGGATCTCGGCGAGCTCCTCGGCACGCTGGTGCTCCATGTGGATCGCCCGCGCCTGCACCAGCGCCGCGCGCTCCTCGGCCGCGACCCGGTCCTCGACCTTCGCCGCCGTCATCTCAAGGGCGTCGACCATCCGAGCCTGCTCGATCCGGTTCAGCTTCCCGGACTTGGTGAGCTCGTCGATGCGACCCTTCAGCTTGTTGTAGGTATCGGCCAGACCCTCGCCCTTGTCGGACGCGCCCTGCAGCGCATCGCTGTCCCGGATCACCCGGTTCAGCTGGTCGATCTCGATGCGCAGATCCTCGGCGGCTTTCTTCGACCGCCTCAGCGCGGACTCCGAGATCTTCAGCCCCTTGCCCCACTTGGCGATCTGCTTCTCTGCCTGCTCGAACTGACCCTCGTCGAAGAAGTCGCCGAGGATGTCCTCACCCTCCTCGTCGATCCCGATGACGATCTGCTCTTTGTTGAGCCGCTTGATGTTGGCGATCAATGCGTTGATGGCGTCGGTCGCCGTGGGGAACCCCGCGGCGAACCGCTTGAACGCCTTCTTGGTGGTGAGTGCCTGGGCCGTTTCGTCGGCGATCCGATTCATGTCGCGCTTGACGACAGACTCGATGCGAGAGGTGAAGCTGCGCCCGAGCAGTCGGCCCTTCTCGGACAGCGTCCTCGCGGCAGAGTCACCGAAGGTGCTCAGTTCGGCGTCGAAGGAGTGCTCGAACTCTTTCGCGAACTCCTTGCCGGCGTCCCCCCCGGACGCAGCGATCTTCTCCCCGAGCACTCTTGCCTGGCGCGGAATGTTGTCGCCGTTGAGGTTGGCGATGAAGTCGACGCGGCCGATCGTCGTGGTCATCGCCACCCCCGGTTATCTGAGGACTCCTTGGGCCTGACGGAACAGAGCCATCTCGTCGTCTACCTCGGCCTGGCTCACTTTATCGCTCGATCCTCGTCGAACGGGAGCATTCAGTTCTTCCAGCCACTGATCAGGGGTGTACTTGTCGGGATCGAGCCTCTCCACGCACCAGAAGTAGATCAGGTTCAGGAAGCGGGGGAGGGGGAGGCTGAACGGACTGATCCCTTCCCAGGCACTCTTCCCGTCGATCTCTGCCCACCGGTCTTGCGCGATGGCAAGTAGTCGGTAGGCGGCTTGGTAGGGCGGTCGGATGACTTGTCGACGATCCAGTCCACGATGCCCTGTTCGTTCTCCTCGTCACCACCGATCAGGAGCTCGAGCGGCACGCGGCCCTGCGCGACCAGCTTGCGAAGACGGGAGAACCCGTCGTCCTGCAGCACGCCTTCCAGGAACCTCATCACTGCCGCGATCATGGCGACGCCACCGTCTTCGGTGGCGGCCGCGATCAGCGCGACCTGTGAAGTGGTGGCTTTGTCGGCGACGAACTCCTCGTCAGCCAGGGTGAACTCGAGGACTTCGGCCTCGACCTCACCGTCCTCCTCGTCCTGCCGCACAGCGGCGGCGACGAAGTCTCTCTTTGCCATCGGCTATTCACTTTCCGAGGCGAGTCGGACGCTCTACCTCGAGCTCATGGTAGCGCTCAGAAGCCTTCGCGCCAGAGGACTCTGTCCGCGGCGTCCCCCAGCCACGGGTTCCCGATCATGCCGTCGACCTCTTCGGCGTGCGCCCACGGGTCGAAGTCCGGCCCGGTGGTGACCTTGAACTTCGGGTTGCGGTTCTTGTACGTCCGGGTTCCCTTGCGCAGGTTCGTCCAGATCCAGGGGTTGAGCATCTGCTCCGGGGGGATGTGCATGTACTTCTTCATCTCGGTGTTCACCGGGACGATCGGCACCCCGCGAGGGCCGTAGATACCGGTGCCCTCGTGCACCCAGAGTGCGTGGTGCGCATTGTTGTAGACCACGACGCCGGTGGCGAATGCGCCACCGAAGCCCTGCGAACTGGCGCGCGCCTGGTCGACGTGGTGTGAGGCAAAGAGCGTGCCGGTCTCCCCGCTAGGGCAGGTTGCCATCGCCTCGATCCTGATCTTCTCGCCGAGCTCGCGCGTGAACGCGCCGCCCTCCTCCTGGATCACGCCGATGATCCGGCGGGTGTAGATGGTGACGTTGGTGACCATTGCAACTCCTCGAAGACCGATTAACCCGGGTTAATCGGTCAGAACTCCTGCCGGATCAGCAGCCGCCAGGAGCCGCCGCCCAGCCCGCCCTGGGCGGGCAGCGGGTCGTAGCTCGCCAGCACGTAGTCGGTGTCCGGGTGCGCCTTGCCGAAGCAGCACAGGATCGCCCGCTTCATCGCCGCCATGTCGGCGAACTGCTCCTGCGTCCAGAACGAATACTCCTCGGCAGTGGGGCCGGAGCCGTCGTCGTGCCCGGCCGGCACACAGCGGTAGACGCTGACCAGCACCTCGGCGGCGAGCAGCGTGACGCACGTCCCCGCCTGATCGGGCTGCGGGAAGTTCACCGAGGGGTACGCCCGCACCAGCCGCACCGTGGCCGCGCCGCACTCGCCGTCGCCGCACTCGCCCACCTCGATCGGGACGCCCTGCGCGGGCTCGAAGCCGCAGTAGCAGAGCGTCACCCCGTTGCTGGTGTACTCCTCGCAGAGACAGGCGAGCAGATCGGCGAGGATCGGGTAGAGCGTGGTGTCGTCGGGTACGGCCATCAGCGACTCCACGTCGTCTGACGCGGACGGCGCGTCTGCGGCGTGACGATCACCGGGGCCATCTTCAGGTGCCACGGGTTCAGCCGGCGCACGTAGTCGTCGACCTCGCGGATGCCGGTGGTGCCGTCGTCGTCCTCGAACTTGATCTGGTACGTGACGCCCTGCCGCGCCACAGACTGCAGCCGGTTCGGCAGTCGGCACGACTTGTCGGACTTGCACGCCTTGAAGTATTCGACCGCGAGCAGGCCCGCGATCCAGCCAGAGAGCGGGTCGGGCGCGGCGCCCTGGTAGTAGGTCACCGAGAACGCCTCGTCGCCGTGCGCGTCCTGCGCCATGTTCTGGCAGGACGGCCAGCTGCCGCCATCGGTGCGCACCAGCCGGTTGCCGTTGTCCACCCGGTACGCCGAAGAGTCGAGCACCGCGCCGTCCAGCCAGACCTCTTCGATGCTGCCGACCGGGCCGGGCAGGATCGCCTCGCTCAGCGACGAGCAGGAGCAGTCGCCTGACGGGCACATGCAGGAGTTGACCCACGCGCCCTGGCCGTTCACGAACGGCGCGAAGCCCCAGCGGCCGGGCAGCACACCGGCGAAGTGGCCGCTGGTCGAGACCGGCGCGACCAGGTACGTGCCGGCCGCCGCGCACGCCTGGTTGCAGGGTCGCACCGTGATCGGGCAGGTGCCCAGCTGGTCGGCCGTCAGGTGCGCGAGCGACATCCAGGCGAGCGCCTCGGAGCGACGCATCTGGTTCGCGACGTGATGGTCATTCCACATCACGCCGAGCTCGTCCTCGGTGTACGCGCACGACCAGTCTGTGGTCGCGGGGTAACAGATCTCGGTCATGGCGACGCCTCCTCGTTGAAGTGTCCCACGGTCACGGCACCGTGAACACGAGGTCGATGCCGTAGAAGTTCGGACCCTGGTTCAGCCCGCCGTTCAGGTTGTAGATGCCCTGGTAGAACCCGGACGCCTCGGCCAGCTTGGTGCCCGGGTTGGTCACCGAGTCGAAGTTCGCGCCGCCCAGCCCGAAGTCACCGGCGTAGTTGGACGCGGTGCCGGAGAACTGCACCGCGATGGTGAGCAGGTCGAGCGTCCCGGCCGCCCCGGAGATCGGATTCAGGTGGAACGGCGTGGGGAACATCACGGTGTTCCAGCCCGCGACATGCGTGGAGGTCTTGCCAGCGGTGGCGCGCACTGGACCGGCGAACGTAGTGGAGGCCAGGATCGCGCTGCTCTGCCAGTCATCCAGGTACGCCGTCCCAGTGACATCCAGTGTCAGCACCGCACCGGAGGGCATCCAGATCCGGTACCCCAGCACCGTGATCCCGGTGGACTCGCTGGTGTAGAACCGATTGCCGACGATGATGGTGCCCGCACCCTCTGACTTCCAGACGCCGCCGTTGCCGGGGGTGGTGGCACCCCAGATCGTGAACGATGTCACCGGCGCCGTCCAGATCGTGGTGTTCGCGATCCGCAACTCGAGCGCATCGACGTTCGCCACCCGAAGCCCGGTGGCGCCCGTCATATCGAGGGTCTGCGTCATCACGGCACCTTCACGTACAGGTGCAGCGGGTTGGTGTCACTCGCGGGCGGCCAGGATGCCGCGGGCACCAGCGTCACGGTGACACTCTCGCCGGCAGGACCGGTCGCACCGGTGGCGCCGGTGGCTCCGGTCGCACCGGTGGCACCCGCCGGACCCTGCGGCCCGACCGGGCCAGGCCGGGTGACGCGCATCGCCAGGATCTCGTTCAGCGTGAAGTTGGTACTGCCCTTGCCGGCCGACCCGAGTAGCACGACCGGCACCGAGAAGTAGCCGGTCTGGGCGGTGGCAGGAGCGGTGACCCGCCATTCCTGCCAGTCGGCAGACGTGCCGAAGTCCTGGATGTACAGCCTGTTGTCCGTAGTGAGCGCGGCGAGGCCGATCGACACGTCCAGGTTGTTGTTGTCGTAGATGTCGATGTCCAGGCGGGTCGAGGTGTTCTGCAGGGTCTGGTTCCAGCCGATGCGGCCGACGCCGGGGTCACCACTAGTGGCACCGGTGCGCGCCTTGAACTGGAAGATGGACGTCGATCCTCCGGCGATGCCCTGGATGCCCTGAATACCCTGGATTCCTTGCGGCCCCTCCGGTCCTTCCGGCCCCTGGGGTCCGACCGGCCCAGTCGGGCCGTCTGCGCCGGTGTTTCCGGTGGTGCCCTTGTCGCCCTTGACGCCCTGGATTCCCTGGATGCCCTGGATGCCCTGCGCGCCGGTATCACCCTTCGCCCCGGCCGGTCCCACCGGGCCGGTGGCACCCTGCCCGCCGGTCGGCCCCTGCGCGCCCTCGAGACCCTGCGGCCCCGCCGGTCCCGGGATGCCCTGGATGCCCTGCTCGCCCTGCGGACCCTCGGGGCCGACTGGTCCCTCGGGGCCCTCTGGTCCCGGAGGCCCGCCCGGCGTGCCGGGCGTGCCCTGCGGACCCTCCGGTCCCGGAGCTCCCTGCGGTCCGGGGGGGCCCTGAATGATGACAGTGCCGTCGCCCGGCTCCGTCACCGGAGCCACCGTGGTCAGATCCACCGTCGACCCGGTGGGCAGCGCGAAGTTGAACGGCTTCCGGTATACGCTCTTGCCACGGTGGGTGAGCGCGAAGTCCACATGCCACTGCCAGTTGAACGGGTTGCCCGAGGTGTCGTCGGTGGCCCACAGCGCGACATCGGTACTGCCGTTGCGCGCGAGTCGGCCGTTGGCGTCGAGCTCCACGCGCAGCGACTGCGGGAAGAACGAGGCAGGCGGCGCGGCGCTCGCGACGGCGACCACCGTCGCCGTCGCAGAGAACGTCACCGATCCCTGCAGCGGCTCGACATCCGGCGGGGCGCCCGCGTCGGCGCTGTCGAGCACGCCAGCGAGGAACCGGCCGTGCACGGTTCCGTAGCCGATCTCCGGGAAATCAGTCATGGTTCACCTCTCAGGCCAGTCCCGCCTTCTGAGCATGCACCAGGATGCGCGCAGCGGACAGTGGTGTGGGATACCAGGCGACCTCGTCGATAATGCCGTCGAAGCCGAAGAACCGCCCGGTCGAGCCCGCGACGGACGCACCAGCCATGAACACGCGCGCAGGTCCGTACGGAGCGGACATGGGAGCTCCGCTGACTCCGTCCAGCGTGCCGTTGATATACAGCCGCACGTCGGAGGCATTCGCCACCATTGCTACATGATTACCGCTCGTCATGCTGAGAGCGTTCGTTGATGAGACGAGACCCGTTGCGGCGTTGAGGCAATGGAGCAGCCCATTCGACGTGTACAGGTTCCATCCACGGTTGAGTGAGTTTCCATCGCAGGTGACGATGGCGTGATAGCCGATGTTGTCATCGGGATTCACGATCGCTTCCACCGTGAATGTCATGTCGTCCATCCAGGACTCCCAGGGGCGCTCGACGCATGAGGCCAAGAAGTCGACAGCAGTATCGGCATCGCCCGCCACAAGCCCCGCCACGCTTGAGACCGTGCCCGAGTACAGATTGAACGATCCGGTGCGCCCGTTGCCGGATGCGTCCGCAGCTACCGTGAAGTTCGTGGGGGCAGCCTCGCCGAGCCGCCACCACAGTCCGGGGGCGTCGGCCATCACCTCTTCTGCGTAGCTGGTCACCGGCGGCGGGTCCGGCTCTGCGCCCAACTGCGGAGTGCGCACCCCGGTGCCGAGCACCGGGGTGACCGGCTTCGCGCCGAGCGCGAGCGACCAGTACGCGGCAGGTGGCGGGATGAGATCGAAAGCCGCCATGACATAGGACGAATCGGAAGCCGTCGCGCCGGTCCAGCTAGAGGTTGTCGCCTCCGTACCCGATCCTGTGTAGTTCCGACCCGTTGCGATCTGCCGGAAGAGGGTTCCTGTTGGGCGGGTCAAGTCTTCGAAGCCATTGGTGAACGACCTCGGCGCGCCTGTGCCACCTGTGCCGAACGTCTGCACGGCAAGATTCACGCCGTCGCCAGCCGGGGTCGTGGTGAGACTCATCGCCAGGCTGGTGATGCCCGACGCGGGCGTCCCTGTACCACTGCCCAGCTTCGTCGCAGACACGTAGCCGGAGAAGGCGAGCAGCACGACCTCGATATAGGTCGGCGAGGAGATGGTGACGCTGTTGATCGAACCGTCGGCCTGCCGCGCCCAGATGTAGGAACGTGACCCACTGCTCACGGAGGACGCGGACGCTGCCAGTGTCCAGCCCGTCAATGTGTTGGGCACAGAGTTGCCGGAGAACAGCACAACGAGCAGGTGTGTGCTGTCCAGCGGTGTCGTCTCGTCGAAGGTGACAGTGAGCGTGGTGGTAGACGGCGGCGGCATGATGCCACGCTTCACCCGCACCAGCCCCGCGATCGTCATAGCGTTTCGTCGATGATGTACAGCGTCGTCGCAACCTTGGGGGTCAGTGCGGTGTACGCGGTGCGGGTGATCGGCTCGAGCCGCTCCACACCGGGTCCGAAGATCTGCGCCAGGAACGCATCCAGCACCCCGGCGAGGGTGGCGGCGGTGATGGCACGAGTGCCGTCGAGGCCAGCCTCGGCCTCGACGGGGGTGGCGAGCTCGAGGATGCCCTTCTCTGTCTCTGAGGCATCCGGCACCACGACCGGCCCACCGCCGAGCTCGAGCGCAGTCACCCGGCTGTCGAGGTCGGCCGTGGTCGCCTCGACGTCATCGGACCACAGGTAGAACGTCTCGTCCCACGGGTTCTGCCCAGGGAACGGCAGCGGGTGCGTGATCGCGGCAGGCTCGACGATCGCGATGAACGCCTCGTTGGTCTCGTGCCCGATGGCGGGGAAGTTCGGCATGTCAGTCTCCTGGGTTGAGCCAACTGGGCGGCCAGATGACACCCTCGGTGGGGAAGCCGGGGTAGGGCAGCACCTCTGACTGCTGGGTTCCGGCGATCGAGTAACCGGCTGCGACGCCCATGATGGCGGCACGTGGGTGCATGTACGCCACCACCGGCGATGCCACCGGCACCATGCCGGGTCGATAGCTGCCCGCATCCACCGCCCACGCGGTGGCGCGGGGGTGGGTGTACGCGGTGCCGCGGTCGGCCATTATGCAGCCCGGAACGTCACGGCAAGGGGCCCGGGTGATGCGCTGTAGGTGGCCAGTACCCACGGGTTGCCATCAATTGTCATGGTGTCACCACGCACCACCGTGGCTTGGGCCGCGATGAACGCAATATCGTACAGCTGCCCCCAGGTGCCGAAATAGGGCGAAGTGGCGATGGGCACCAGCGTCACTGGTATTGCCTCAAACCGGCCAGTAATGGGGGTGGCACCGGCCGGCACCGCGCCGGTGCGCATTTCATCAAAGTTCAGGGAGCCGTTGAGGGTCAACACCATGTCGGACGTGCCACCGGTGGCGGATGAAATACGCGGGTAACGGGTCATTATTGCGGCCGCGGTGCCACCCGAGGTGCTTGAGTTTGCATCCGGGCCCACGGTGGCGATGATGAGCGGGAAGTTGGCTGCGCCGGCAAATGCGGCCGATGGTGCATAGGACTCGTACAGCCCCACATAGAACACACTCGAGGGAATGAGTGATGTCAGCGCGATGACCCGGTTCCGGGTGATCGAGATCCAGTACCCGAACGATGTGGTGGCGGTGGTGATTTTGTTGAACCCGGTGTGCCCCGCCACGGGTGCCCAGTTGGTTTCGAGCGCATACCCCGTGGCACCGTAACGGGAAAACGTGGTGGCATCCAACGTGATGCTCGAAGTGACATAGCTGGGGCCGCGGTAGCCGAGGTCGGTGGCCGAGTCAAAGAACTCGAACGGGAGCAGCCAGATGTGGCCGGTGTTGCCGGTGGCAATAGCAACGTCCAGGTACCAGTCCAACCCGGCCACGTTGCCCGCCGCGGCCGACTTCCACACCCGGTGGGTGCGACCACCGATCACCACCGTGTCATGCAGCGTCCAGCCGGTGGCGGTGAGCTCGGCCGCGATGAGCGTATAGAGGTCACCGGCCGGTGTGGCGGTGGTGAGGGTGCCGGTGATGTAGCTCATGGTCTCTCCTGACCGAATCGGCCGCCGGGCGCCCAGATGACGCCGACGGGAAGCTCTGGGCAGTCCGGGCAGGGCGCTGGCTGCACGGTGCCGGCCAGCGCGTAGCTGCCGAGCTCGAACGGGGCCAACTCACCGACGTTAAAATCGAGGATGGTGAACGTGCCCCACTGCAGCGGCGCGTTGAAGGCGTACCCCGTCATCTCGAACGGGGCCAACTCGCCCGTGGTGATATCGAGGAGGGTGAACGTGCCGAGGGCTACCACGTCACACCGCCTTGAACAGCAGCAACCCGGATGTGGTACCGGTGGCGAACACCCAGGTGTTGGTGCCATCGGATGCGGTATCACCACGCGCCACGGTGGCGTCACCCGTCATCGTGGCAAGGTCACGGAACACACCCAGATATGCCCGCGGAAACACCGAGCCGCCCACGGTGCTCAGCGGTATTGCTGCGGCCAACCTCGGGCCGGCCACGGTGACGTCGGCCGGAAAACCGGGCGGTTCAATCGTGGTGGAAACCCCCACGATGGCGGATGTGGCCTTGAGGTTCCATGCCACGGTGGATGCGGTGGTGAACTTGGGCAACCGGGTGATACCGACGGCGAGTGAACCCAACGGGCCGCTGTTATTGAACTTGCCCGCAAACAGCGGGTACACATCGGCACCGGCCGCGGCCGCATGGCCGGCCGAGGGCGCATACGCGCCGGCATACAGCATGTGTGCCGGGTTGGAGGACAGCAGCACGATGACCCGGTCACGGGTCAGCGTGATCCAGTAGCCGAATGCCGACGACGGCAGATCAAGGTTGCCGTTTGAGTTGGAATGCGCGGCGGCCGTCGCGACATATCCCCATGTGCCCTCGAGCGCCAACCCGGTAGCACCAAACGGTGAGTAATAGGTGGCATCCGATGAGCGAGAACCGGAATATGCAGCCCGGTATGCAAGGTCGGTGGCCGGGTCGAAGAACTCCATCACACCGAGGAACAGCGTGCCGGCCCCGGTGGTGGTGTACACCACGTCGAGGTACCAGTCCTTGCCGATCGCGTTGCCTGCAGCTGCGGACAGCCAGATCTTGTGGGTGCGAGTAGAGACCACCACGGTGTCGGTGAGGGTGAAGCCGAGCGCGGTGAGCTCGGTCGCCATCAGGTTGTACAGCGTGACACCCGGGTTGGCGTTGGTGACGGTGCCGGTGATGTAGGTCATGGGGTCTCCAAGGGCAGGTAGGTGAAGGTGACCACGACCATGCCGAGCGCACCGGAGTGATTCGTGACGGCGATCGGGACCATGTTCCCACTGTTCACGAAGCCACGTCCGCTGGTGGTGACGGTGAAGGTGCCGGGGGTGGTGAACAGCGCTTCCAGGAAGCAGCCATGCTCCGGCCCGGTCGCGGTGGGCAGCGTACCCGGCGGCCGTGCAGCGTCGGCGTTGCGCTGCGCGGCCGTCCGGTACAACCGCACCCTGGCAGGAATGTCCACCGTGACGTCGAAGATGTCGAACGACTTCGACATCGTGACGGTCGCGAGCTCGATGCCGCCGTGCGGCAGCGAGCCGGTGATGTGCGTTGCTGTGGTGCGCGCGAGGGTGGCGCCGCCCGGCTCCTCCGCTTCGAGTGCGTGGATCGAGGTCTCGACATCCCCAGACCAGCCGCGGAACGTCTCGTCCCACGGGTTCTGACCGGTGAACGGGAGCGGGTCGTTGACCGGCATGGGGGTGCTCCTCTCGCTGTTGCCCGATGAGGGTCCGGCTCATCGGGATGGCCCCCTATTGTCCGAAGGGGACCATCCCGAATGGGCCGAAGCCGAACCCCGTCAGGGGCCCGTCACCGTGACGCTGGTCTGGACCCAGACCCCATCCTGCGACGCCTTGACGGTGTAGGTGCCGGCCGCCTCGTAGGTGTGCGAGGCGTCACCGGGGGCATCGACGATGTCCCAGCTGCCGTCGCCGAAGTCGTACCAGACCGGGCCGGTGGCGACCGGCGCGACGTCGAAGTCGACGGTCAGGCCGGTGGCGACGCCGGTGACCGACGTGAGCGACGGGAGCGAGGCATCCAGCAGCGGGCGTGCGCCACAGGCAGCCTCGGGCGGTGCGACATCCGTGAGGATGGTGCGCATCGCGACCGTGGTGCCGATGGGCTGAAGCATCGGGCCAGGCAGACCGCCGCCGCCGATCTGGATGTCGTTGTAGGGACCGACGCCCCACGAGTTGCCGTCGCGCGTGTTGGCGCCGGTGATCGTGAAGGTGACCGCGTCGTTCTCGACCGTGAAGTCGCCGACGATGCCGCCGCGCAGGAACGGGAGGAGCAGGTAGCCGAAGCTGCCCTGCGATCCCTCGGTGGCGCAGGCATCGCCTGCGGCGCTGCCCGCCCACAGTTCGAGCGCGAAGCCCGAGCCGGAGAGCGAGGTCGCCGTGTCGATGTCGAAGCCGATGACGTTGCCGAACGAGTCGGTGACGACGGGCTGGCCGGTGACGAGCGCGAAGAGGTCGGGGTCGACCTCACAGAACGCGATCTCGACGCCGTAGCCGGTGAGGCTGGTTTCCGACGGCTCGAACACGCACGTCTCGCCGGCGGCGTTCGTCACGTTGATCTCGTCGGAGTCCGTGGTGTTCGCGGTGAACGCGACACTGATGAACCCCTTCGAGACGACGGACGATGCGTCGCCGTAGACCGGCCGACCGCAGCCGTCCAGCCGCGTGAGCCGGATACGCCGGCCCTTGACCAGCGAAAGGCACTTGGTGGGCATGACCTACTCCTTCTCGTTCGCCGACGCAATCGCGTCGAGCATGTCGGCCTTTTTGGTGGCACCACCGAGATCGACGCCGTGGTCTTCCGCCCAGGCTTCGATGTCGGCGTTCTTCCAGTCGGAAGTCGGGGTGTCGGCGTCGGGCTCGGCCGGCGCCTCCTTGTCCTTGCTCTTGCCGTGGAAGGCGTCGAGCACGGCGTCCGGGACCAGGTAGCCCTCGGGCACCGAGACCACGACGCCGGGGTCCACGCCCGCCTTCGCCGCGGCATCGAGTGCCGCCTGCGCGTTGCGACGGCTACGACCGGCGATGATGCCGTAGCCCTCGGGGATGCTCGTCGTCATGGCAGTGTCACCTTCCAGATTCCGCACTCGATCGCGATCGAGTACAGCCGCTCGGCCAGCGCGCGGCCGGTGTTCAACGTGGGCTCCGGTGCCTCGGACCCCACGATCGGGCCGCGCCAGATCGTGGTCGGTCCCGCCGCGTATCCGGTCATCGCGACGGACGGCTCGCTGAGCACGACCACCGGAGTGCCGAGGTGCGTGTGGAGCAGGCCGGTGAGCTCATCGGACTTGATCGCCTTGGCCGCCGCCGCGAGCGTGGCCGCCACGGCACCGAGGTAGATGTAGCCCTGCGACGGAACCTGCGCGAGCAGGGTGGCGTCCAGGATGCCGATCGCCTGCGCGATGCTGGTCGCGGTCGCCGGGGTGGTGGCGTCGGCGCCGGTCGCGAGCAGCGCGGCGAGCGCACCGTCGACCACCCGGTACTCACCCGCCTTGAGCACGCGCTCGGCGATGCCGGAGAACGAGTCCAGTCCACCGGCCAGCCAGCACTCGATGCCCTGGTAGGCGCCGAAGTTGTTGGTGAGAACCTCGTCGCCGGAGTCCCCGAAGCTCTTGACGGTGCCCGCCGCGGGTCCGATCGTGACCCAGCAGTCCTGGGGCAGCGGGTTCGGGAACGCGCAGGGGTCGGGGATGAACTGGTAGCTCAGGTGATGCGACGTGGACACGTCGATCACCGGGAGCACCTGCAGCGACGTGTTCGTACGCGCAGTGCGAGGCGGTGCCTCGACGTATGTCATCGGTGTTGCCACTGTGCCCACCTCCTCTCAGGAGTGGTTCTTCGGGGGCCGCGTCGGGCGAACCACGACCCCCGAAGTTGACTCACGGAGCGCAGGAGAGCTCGTTGGCCCCGGTGACGCCCTTCAGGCACGAGATGTCGATCGAGACCTTGCGGCCTGCGCCACAGCGGTTGATCAGCACCCCGGACTCCTCGAAGAACACGGCGGTGTACATATTCACCTCGAGGCCAGCGGAGTCGTACACGGTGTCGAGCGAGATGACGTCGTTGTTGCCCCAGACGTACGTGCCGGCGGGGTAGACGAGCACCTCGAGCGTGGTCGGCCATGCCGTGCCGATCCCGGCCGCGACGTTCAGCGGCTGGTAGGCGTTGATCCACTGCGGCGCCAGGTTGCGGGCCGAGAACGCCTGCTGGATCTGCGCGTCGGTGTAGGCGAGCAGCGCCTGGCCGGAACGGCGGGCGAGGTCGGCGCGGAAGATCTCCTTGGCCCAGATCGGGAGCACCGTCTCGATGACCGCGGTCGGGCTGAGGAACTGCTGCTGCCGGATGACGGCCGCCTGCAGCGAGAGAGCGTCGAGGATGTCGGCAGAGGCGCCGCCGAGCTCCACGAAGTTCGTCGCTGCGCCCAGGTGAGCGGAGACCCGCTGCAGCTGGATCGCGGCCATCTTGTACTGCCAGCCGATCGTCGACAGGTTCAGGAACCTGCGGATGAGCTCGGGCCAGCCGGACGGGGATGCCGTCAGGATCGGCGCCTTGAAGCAGTAGCCGAAGGCGTCGAGGCGGTGGTCCGTGAAGTCCGGGCACTCGAACTCGAAGCAGACCTTGGGGGTGCCGGCCTCAGCCTGCGCCTCGGTCTGCACGAAGCCGAAGTTCGGGTCGGCGAGCAGGTCTCCCAGCTGCGGGCCGACGGTGAAGTTCAGGCCACCGTGGGTGATCGTGATCTCGGGGAGCGTGAACAGCCCCTCCGCGGTCTCGTTCTCGCAGAAGTCGTAGAGCGTCTCGCTCGGCGCGCACCAGGCGCCGGACGCCATCAGCGTCTGCA